CTGCGTCGTAGGTGTAGCCAATGCCAGCGAAGTTTTTTCTAAATGGCGTTTCACCAAACACATGAACACCGGCATAAGTATTGTAAGAAGTTCTTTTGCAGACCTGACCTCTAAAGTTTCCATAGTATTCTTCTGGCGAAAGTCCTTGTATTTTTTCGCTCTCATCTTTTCCGGTAATTACTTCCGAAACAATATTTTCTTGATTTAAAAATGCGTAATGAGCCATGATGTCAACTCCAACTTACGGTGTCTGTTCCGGCGGTAAAGGTAGTAACCTTATCCGAACCATCAATACTTGTAGAAGAAGTTAATCCGGCGCTAACAGTAATATTAAATGCCGATGGATACCTAACAATCACAATTCCAGAACCTCCTGCTCCTGTGGTTCCTCCGTTTTCGCCTCTTGCACCGCCACCGCCTCCGGTGTTCACTGTGCCATTATTTTGTGCGGCTGAAGCGCCATCTGCACCACCACCAGCGCCTCCAGTTCCGTTAGTGCCGCCAGATTGCGGAGCGCCGCCTCCACCACCACCTCTGGTTACGGATGCACCAGTGATGGATGATGCAAGACCATCACCCCCATTTCCACCTGTGGCGTTTGCTACTACGTTTCCACCTACTTGTCCTGCACCGCCGCCGCCTGAACCGGGATAACTTGTATAGGTAGTGCCTCCGGTTGTTCCTCCTGCGTACCCTTGATTAGATGTTCCTGCCCCACCAGAATACGGCCCCGCTGAGTTTTCGCCTGAACCTCCACCAGAACCACCTGATCTTCCCGGTGGATCAACATCAGCGCCACCGCCACCGCCTCCGGTAGATGTTATTGTTGCAAAAACAGAATCAGACCCATCGTTACCTCTGGAATTGCTGCTAATAGCGCCTCCACCGGCTCCAACAGTTACCGTGTAAGTATTGCTGGCGGTTAAGGTAAGCGCTGTTTCGGAAGAGCCGCCACCTCCTGACGATTCGGAGTTATAAGAATTCCTATAGCCACCCGCTCCACCACCGCCTGATCTAAATCTTCCTCCGCTTCCTCCACCGGCAATCACTAAATAATCAACGGTTAAAACAGGGAGAAACAAAGCCTTCCAGTCTGTTCCGTTATATATTTTTGCAATATTTGTAGAACTGTCGTACCAATAATCTCCCGCAGTAGGAGATGATGGGGCAGTACCAGAACTGGTGTAGTGTGGGACGTTAGCCAGTTTGCTTTGAGCGATTGCCGCTGAAGCATTAACGTCAGAGTTAGTAATGTCTAGTGATAACTTGCTTTGAGCGATTGCCGCTGAAGCATTAACGTCTGCATCAACAATATCAAGAGAGGCTAGTTTGGATTTGGCTATTGCGGCGTCTGACTTAACCATAGCGTTGGTAATAGAATCGTTAGCGGGAACCATTGTCTCACCTATATCCAGTATACCAACTACTTCCATCTTGTCAGTAGAGACAAGTGCAGAAGTTAGGGTAAGCGTAGTGCCGGATACGCTATATGCGTCCTCCTGTTGCTTAACTCCGTTTATCGTAATGATTAACGACTGCTCATTAGGGGGCGACCAAGTAAGCGTATGCGTAGCAGACGTAGAGCCTGTTACGTTAAACCGCCTTATGTCAGACGCTTTCTGTTCTACCCGGCCTATATAACTCATGTGATCTCAAGAACTGATATAAAACATTCAAGGTCAGAAGCGGCGCTTGCCGTCACAGTCAATTTGTCGCTTGCCTGTAGATTGATGGGTTTATCAAGCACCAGAGTAGAATCAGCAGGCACAGGGATAGTCTTGCCTACATGATAGTACGTTGTGACAGAGTTATCATACACCTCAATGGTAGCATCCACTGAGGATGTTCCATCTACGTTAGACAAGTATACCGCATGGACAACGGCTTCCGTGCTAGACGGACAGGTATATACGTCTGTCCTGCTTGTTCCGATTGCCGCTCCTGCGTTCTTAAAGGCGTTAGCCATATTATCCTCCTAATGCCAAAGCCATTGCCGCCGCATTATCCGCGACCTCAGCCCATGACGCATCTGTGCCATCTGTCTGTAGGTATTTGTTAGCCTGACCAGACATATTGGGAACAATCGCGGCAGTAGACGTAGACGGAAAACTGTTCTTTAAAACTGTTTTTAACATTCTAAGATGATCGTCGCCTTCTCCTACTGGATCACCAACTACAGGGTTAGCAGTATTTAACTGTGTTACCCAACTGGCTGATTCTACACTCATGCTGATGCCGCCGTCAGCGTAACAGTTACTTCAAGTGTGTCGCCAGAGATAACAGAGCGGGATGAACCAAAGTCAACCACGCCGTAAAGCGTACCAGATGTCCCAGACTTTGTGCTGTCACTGTTAATAAAGGCTCCTGCTACTGTAGCCGTACCGTTGATAGAGTAGGTTGCTTTGTTTGACGTATTGTCAATGCTTCCTGACGTCGCAGTACCTAGCGTAAGAGTCTGGCGTACTGACTGTGAGTAGTCTGTTACCTCAGTCCATCCAGAGTGAGAAGCCATCGTATCTGCCGCCGCCGCTGACCCCGCGCCTTTAAGACCTACATACCATGCGGTAATCTGTGTTGCTCCATCTAACGTACTGGACAGGACATGATTCAAGCCTACCGTAGTGACGAGGTTTTTATTAATCTCGCGCCATTTCTCATTACCTTCTGAGTCGCGGCACACGACCTCCCATACGTTTTTGAGGCCAAGGTTCATATCTGTTTTGTGTTGCATTTTCAAGCCTCCATCGGCCTTAAAACTAATTGGGGTATTCAACATCTGTCCATACCGTTGTTGGGTCTGACTCATCTGACCAAGTTGAAGAAGGATCAGATACATCAGTCCATGTTGAAGAAGGGTCACTTACATCATTCCACAAGAATGAATCTCCATTCTCGTATGTCAATGATACTGCTATTGTTACTGATTCTGGATGTTTTGTATTATTAACATACCCTGTCTCAATAGCGTATGTAGCAGAACCAACAGCATCAAGTTTAGAAGAGGTAGTATATGCAGAAGTAATTGCGTAAGTAGCATCTTCTGAGAATGTAAATCCACCTAACCCTATATATCCTGCGTCTATTCCAAAGGTAGCAGAACCTACAAGTGAGTGCGTACCATTCTTGGTAGCGGTTAAGTTTAGGGCAAACGAGGTAGAGCCTATAATATTCCCTATACCTGTATTGACGTTATCCAGAGTAACACCGTAAGACGAACTGTCTGTCTTAGCCGGAGTATTCCAGTTTATTCCAATGTTACTCCAGTATATAGGAGAAGAGGCTTCTGCCCACGTTATCGGGGCTGTCAATAGTAACCACTCGTATTCATCACTCTAAGGGCGGAGCCTGAGTGACGATCCTTGTTGTCCTGTTCCTGTATATCTTTAATAGCCTGTTGAAAGGCTGTTGCCCACAACTGTACTCTGGGGTCGTTCATAATAAATGGTTCCGCCTCCATTAGGCAACCATAAAGATATACATCAGGCGCGTTAGTAATCATCCAGTTAGTAGGTGATACTGCGGTAATTGCATCAAACTTTTTATAGAATAACATTTCTATGGTTTGCACACTTGAAGGTATTGGCCCTAACTGAAGTTCATCAGCAATAATAGTGTACATTTGTGGAATGCCTGTATCTGTACTCCCATATAATCTATCATAGATTTCAGGAGTAACATACTGCATAGGGGTAATAGGAGAAGTATTAATTTGCAGATTACGCATCTGAATAAAGTTAGTGGGCAAGGCAAGATTCCTCTGTCCCGCAACTGTTGATGCAGTCTGTTTTTCTTCCATTGCCCTAATGCGAAGCAACCTGTTAAACCTAGCCTCTGCCAAAGCAATAAACTCTGGTATCCGGTCAGTCAGGTCATCCCTGTCTAACCAGTTAGCAACCGCTGTGTTTAACTCGGTGTAATTACTTATAGCCATTAACTATTCTTGCTTTTAAACCAAACAGAGTTGTTTACAATAGGCTTCTGATCGTTACCTGAAAATGTAGGTTGATATAACCACATAATTATACCCTCGTAGGTGTAGTCCT